TTCAGCTCCCTCCTTTCTCAATAAACAAGGTGCAGATGAATGGGACTTAGTGACTAACGAACTAGCCAATATTAAGATGTTACACTTGACTGACTTATCAATCTTAGCAGCCTATTGTAATGAGATAGGAATTTACCGAGAGATAGCTCAAGAGTTACAAGGCAACTTTACAGAGCAGACCGTTGACAAAGATGGTAGGTTGAGGTCTAGTAAGATTGCACCTAAGTATAAAGTAATGCAAAACGCTTTACAGAATGCGATGAAAATTGCTGCGCAATTTGGATTTACACCCAGCAGCAGAGCTTCCCTTAGTATGCCAGAACAAGATGAGGAAAGGACTGACGATTTTAATTTCTTTGACTAATGATAAATATATACAACAAAGACTGCTTAGAGGCTATGAGAGAAATGTCTGATAATCAGTTTGACTTTGCAATAACAGACCCACCATATAACTTAAATTATAATTATAACAAATATAAAGACGATTTGTCTAATGATGAATATAAACAATGGTGCAAAGATTGGTTTACAGAATTAAAAAGAATTTGTGCTAAAGGTATTTTTATTAGTTGTGGCATAAATAATATTGGACTATGGCACGAAATAGAAAACCCTAAATGGATATTATGTTGGCATAAACCAGCAGCTATGGGAAGAAGTAAGGTTGGATTTTGTAATTGGGAACCTATTTTGTTTTATGGCAAAGTATCTAAACAAGGTGTTGATGTAATCAAAGCTCCTATTATACCTGACAAAACAATGGACTTTCATTCTTGTCCAAAACCAGTAAAATGGTCAGAGGGAATACTACATAATTTCTGTAAAAAAGGAGATAAGATTATAGATATTTTTTTAGGTAGTGGCTCTACTGCCATAGCTTGTCATAATCTTGGCTATGACTTAGAAGGTTATGAGTTAGACAAAGAGTACTATGATAATGCTTTAAAAAGAATCAAAGAACATCAATCTCAACTAAGGCTAATATGAAACTTAAAGAGGACAAGACTTTTTACTTTGATGACAAGGCAGCAGATAGAGTTGTTTACTTTATAGAGAATCACATTAAGCATATCAAAGGTGAGTTAGGAGGTCAGCCATTTAAGTTAGAGCCATTTCAGAAAACAATAGTCAGAGATTTATTCGGTTGGAAGTATAGAGATAGTGGTCTAAGAAGATTTAGAACTGCTTATATATGTTTGCCAAGAAAGAACGGAAAGTCAACTCTTATAAGTGCAATCGCTTTGTATATGTTAGTAGCTGATGGCGAACCGTCCGCTGAATGTTACATCGCTGCGAATGATAGACAACAATCTGGTATAATCTTCGAAGTGGCTTGTGGAATGGTTAGAGCTGACAATCAACTAAACAAGAATCTGAAAGTATTTAAGAACTCTATTATTCACGAGAAAAGCAATTCAGCATTTAAGGCTATCAGTTCTGAGGCAAGTTCTAAGTTTGGATACAACGCTAGTTTCATTTGTATGGATGAGTTCTTTGTCCAGAAAGACTCAAGTCTTTGGGATGCCTTGACTACTTCGGTTGGTAGTAGAAGGCAACCTTTGACAATAGCAATTACAACTGCTGGTTATAATCGTGAGTCAATATGTTATAAGACAGAGGAATACGGAAGGAAAGTGGCTGAACAAATCATAGACGATTCAAGTTTCTACTATGTCAAGTATTCTTGTGATTTAGAAACAGATTGGACAAGTGAGGAGGCTTTGAAGATTGCTAATCCTGGTCTTGAAAGTGGAGTAGTAAAGTTAGACTATCTCAAAAGAGAACAAGAAAAAGCTATCAAGTTACCTAGCTATGAGAACACTTTTAGAATGCTACATCTCAATCAATGGATGTCATCAGCTAGTAAGTGGCTATCAGATCAGCAATGGATGGAGTGCAACAAAGCTCCAATACACTTAGAAGATTATAAAGGGATGACGGCTTACGCTGGATTAGATTTAGCATCGGTTAGAGACATCAGCGCATTCACTTTAATCATTCCAGAGGATGATAGGTTTACGGTAATCCCTTACTTTTTTGCTCCAAAAGATAATGCTTTCATTCGTTCAAGACGTGACCAAGTTGATTATATAGGTTGGTCGAAAGAGGGATTGATGGAACTAACAGAGGGAGATGTTACTGACTACAACTACATCAAGCGTAGAATAAAAGAAGTGGCTGAGGTTGTAAACATTAAATCTATTGCCTACGATAGATGGAACTCTAGCCAATTAATAATAGATTTATCTGAAGATGGTTTACCTTGTGAACCTTTTGGACAAGGATTTGGAAGTTTATCAAGCCCCACAAAAGAACTCGAAAAGCTCGTACTAGGTAAACAGATTAATCACGCTGGTAACAAAGTGTTGAGGTGGATGTGTTCTAACTTAGCTATGAAAACTGATCCAGCTGGTAATATTAAAATGGATAAGAGTAAATCAAGTGAGAAGATTGATGGAATGGTTGCGCTTGTTATGGCTTTAGGATGTTATATGAATGACGATTCTAGCGACAACTCTACCTATGATGATAGGGGTATAATGTGGATTTGACTTTTGCGATATCTTTTATCTTTGTAAAGTAATTACAATTTTATGGGACTATTTGACTTTCTACGTTCAGAAAAGCGTGGAGATAATTTTTTAAGAGCTGTGTTTGGTGGTTATGGTGCAGCCAACAAAACGGCAGTTAATAGAGATACATCTTTAACATTCAGCGCAGTCTTTGCTTGTGTTAGAGTTATCAGCGAATCAATAGCAAGTCTACCTATAAAAGTTTACAGAGTTGAGGAGGATGACGATAAGATTACTGACGTTAGCCATCCAATCTACCGACTACTAGCTCGAAATCCTAACGAGTATATGACACCATACACATTCCTAGATACTCTAATGACCAACTTATTACTTGAAGGGAATGCGTATTTTTACATAGAACGCGATCAATCGGCGAGACCAATCTCACTTATTCCTATCAATCCAAAAGATGTTAAAGTAATAAAGCACGACGGTCAAATATTTTACGACATTAAAGACTATGAGATTGGAGTGATGAAAGAAGATATGTTACACTTCTTTAACTTATCATTTAATGGTTATGAAGGAGTAAGCGTATTGAAAGCACAAAATACAACAATAGCAACTTCTATTGCTGCTAACGATACTGCAAATAGTTATCTTGGAAACTCTGCTCAAGTTGGTGGAGTTATAAAGCATCCTGGCAAACTAAGTAAGGAAGCTGTTGAGAGATTGAAGAACTCCTGGAATCAGAATTATAGTGGATCATTTGTATCTGGTAAGACTGCTATACTTGAGGAGGGTATGACGTTTGAACAAACTAACATTGATGCAAATAAGTATCAACTTTTAGAAACTAGACGTTTTCAGATTGAAGAAATCTCGAGAATTTTCAAAGTACCCTTAAGTTTGATTTCACATCTCGAAAAGGCAGCTAATTATTCTAGTATAGAGGCTTTATCAATTGACTTTGTAAGATTTACCTTGACTCCTTATATGGTAATGATAGAGCAAGAGCTAAACAGAAAGCTATTCAGAGATAGAGAGTTTGGTTTGTTTACTGTAAAGCTAGATGCAAAGGCTTTACTTAGAGGAGATAGTTCAAGTCGTGCAAGTTATTATAGAGAGATGGCTAGTATCGGTGCTTTGTCTATTAATGAGATTAGACGAATGGAAGACTTAAACAGAGTAGGTCCAGAAGGAGATCAGTTGTTTATGCCGTTGAATTTTGCTCCAATTGGAGACGTAGAAGAAGAAGACAATGCCGATACCGAGTAAAGAAGAAAACGAAACAAACGAGGAATTCATCGAGAGATGTATGTCCGATGAGTTTATGCAAGAGTATGACGATAACTCTCAAAGACTTGCTGTTTGTTATGCTCAGTTGGAAGATGATGAGGAAAGACAAACAAACTTTCCTAACAAGGGAGATGATAAAAAGATAAGTCTAAGAAATAGTGAAGAACCACAATTTGATTATGACTTTGCTAAAAATATAAAAGAACAGACACCAGAGATTTGGAAGGCTGGTGGTAACATAAGAGGTAATGAGGCTTTTATGTTATGGGGTCGAGCAAGAGATGGTCAAGATACAGAGGCTATCAGAGAATGGATAAAAGAAAGAGAGTCTTGGATAAAAAGACACTTTGAAGATGGTAAACAATTCAAAGGCGATACAGAACCAAATCTTTCAAATGTAGGTGGTGTTGTTGCACAGATCAAGTGGGGTACGATTGGCACACTTGGAGAGCAAGGAATGAAAGACGTAATTTTAGAACTAACAAAAAAGCTAGAGGGTAAGAAAGAAGAAAACCAAGTTAGTGCTAAAGTAAAAAAAGGATTAGAAAATAAAGTTAAAAAACATAACGAAGAAATAAAAGAGCTGGATTTAGCTTGGAATGGTCGTACTACTTACGCTGAACTTGTGAAAGTATTTGAGAGAGGTGTTGGTGCTTTCTACACTTCGCCTTCATCGGTTAGACCAAATGTTTCCAGTCCAGAACAATGGGCGATGGCGAGAGTTAATTCGTTTTTATTTGCTCTCAAAAAAGGTAGATTTCAAGGTGGTAAACACGATACAGACTTACTACCAGACAATCATCCAGTAAAAAAAGAAATGGAAGAAAAGAAACAAGTTTTTATAGTGATGGGTGCATCTTGTAGTGGTAAAAGCACGTATGTAAGAAACAATGCTAACTCTAAAGATTTAGTCTTTGATTTTGATAACATACATCAAGCTATAAGTAACAATCCAAGCCATATACATATTGATAATCTAAAAAGATATGTATTTGATGTTAGAGATGCTCTTTATAAAAGACTAAAAAAAGACAAAAGTACAAATGCGTGGATAATAAACTCTAGTCCTTACAAAAAAGTTAGAAAGCAACTTGTTGAGGAATTAGATGCCAGAATCATTTACATTCAACGAACTAAAGAAGAATGTCTAAGAGTAGCAGAAGAAGAAAGACCAACGGAATGGAAAGAATATATTGAAAACTACTTTGAAAGATTTGAAGGGTTTGAAAATGATGAGGAAATAACTATTGTTGATATGAAAGAAAATAAAGAAATAACTTTGAGTGAAAAAAGACACATCAAAAAGATTGAGGAAACAGATGACTCAATCATTATCACTTATGATAAGCTAACGGATGAAATGGAGGATAGCTATCACCACGACAAAGACGAGAAGCGTGGAAAGGTCGGCTCAATGATTGTTGATGGTATAGAGTTACCATTATACGACACAAAAGAAGAAGCTGAGGCTGAGGCTGTAAAACTTGGAGGAAGTGGCTCTCACGAGCATACTATGGATGGCATCACTTACTATATGCCATTCGATACACACGACCAAGCAAAAGAAGCTCTAAAAGATAAAGATATGAGTGACCACACTCCAGAACACGATGAGGATGAAATGAAAAGACCATTATATATGAGAAACAATCCAAACGCTGAGGTTAGAACATTTGACGTTCAAGACTTAGAACTTAGAATGGATGGAGATAAACCAACTGTTGTAGGCTATGGTGCAGTCTTTAATTCAGAGTCTAATGACTTAGGAGGTTTTAGAGAGTATATTGCTCCAGGTGCTTTTGATGGTCGTTTAGAGGATGACGTTAGATTCTTAGTAAATCACGATGCTAACTTAATACTAGCTAGAACAACTAACGGAACGCTTAGACTTTCTGTTGATGAGAAAGGATTGAGATATGAAGCTGATTTACCAAACACATCAACTGCTAGAGATTTGATGGAACTATTAAAGAATGGAACTATTAGTCAATCTAGCTTTGCATTTACTGTTGAAGAAGATAGTTGGGAAGTAAAAGACGGAATGAATATCAGAACAATTGACAAGGTATCTCAACTTTATGATGTAAGCTCAGTAACTTATCCAGCATATAATGAAGCTAGTAGTTCTGTCGCATTACGTTCTATGAAAGAATGGCAAGAAAAAGAAGAAGCTAAAAAATTTGAA